TAAAAAGAATACGATCAAAAGTAAATCCCGATGTCTTGTTTAAAAGCCCCTCAACACCTTCTACAATTCTCTGAACCGCTATGTCCGCATTATACTCTTCTCCCGTTTCAATCGCTTTACACAGTTTGCCTATATGAATATCAGCAGGGTCTATTACTAACAAGTGAGGTTCTTCTACCACGCTGTAATTGAATACTGCATTATATTCAGGTGCGTGAACCTTCATGTCCTCAACTATCTCATCCCTTAATTCAAAGTACGTTCTGTGATTCTGCTTTGAGAATATTGAGAACTGCTTTCCCTTATGCCAGTAGTGCGTAACTGATTCAAGCGGTATGCCTACCGAATCAACTTCTTTTGCTAATGCTGTGTGTGTGGTTTTAAAATGATATTGATAGTAATTCTTTTTAACGAACTGAAAAGATACCCCCTGATCTGTTGCCAGTCTTCTGAACCATGCTAATTTACTTTCCCCATCTTTTATGCTTTCTGAAAATAACAGTTTCCAGTCTCTCTTCATTTTAGATATGTTATCATACAGAATAAAAGTATAAGCCAGAGAATGAAAGCAATCAGCTTTTTCATTAATAAATCAAGATTAATATTATACAAATATCATCAATTTCATTTGAATTTCAGAACCTCCTTTTTGTAGTAATCTGTAAGCGTATCAATCTCTGTCTTACCCCTCTTACATATCTGGCGGCTTTCAATCAGTAACCTTTCGGCTGTACCATTTCCGTATTTCTGATCTATGAATAATCCAAATTCGTACTGCCTGCCCTGGTTGTAAGTATTGCAAGATACACATTGTAAGGCGCAGTTCTTTTCATTAAACCTTGTGGCCTGGTGTCTCCGTGAGATGAAGTGCCCGCAATGGCCTCCTTTAAATTCGGTGATCTTGCCACACGTACAGCACTTTCCAACCCCGTTTACCGTGTCCCTGGTACGGATGTAAATCGAAAAAGCCTTATCTAACTTGTCGGTTTTCAAAGGCTCTGATACTTTTCTATCCTTTTTTGAAGCTTTACTATTGACTTCGTGAATGCTTTGTCAGATCCAACGGTATGAATACACTGAACGAACGAAATAAACAGGTCATCACAGGCCTTTACTTTCTTCTCTAATTCCTTTATGCGGAGTTTAGCCCCGCTTAATGTCCGCAAATCATTTTTTTCCATTGACTATATCGTTTAGATAATTAAGTAAATAATCAGTCGACTGACCCCAGAACATATCACACTTATTATCCTTAACAGGTGGTTTAGTAAAATAAGACTGCCAAACTCCTGCTGGGGCCGTAAACCTGTGACACATCTCTTTTAAAGGACATCCTGGCATTTGTAATTATACTCATGAAGTTTGATTTTAATTTCCGTTGGTCGTTCCATATTTCTTAAAGTATTTTTTAGCTACTCTGAACGCCTCGCGGCCCCGTTCGTCATGGACTAAGATGTGAGCGATCATTTCTACTGTAATCTGATCATCACCCAATACCATTAGCTCGTACTCGTCTATGTCCTTTTTTTTAGTAAGTTTAAGGTAAGCTTCGATCATTTGATTTTCTTTATTTCGATTACGCATCCTTTAGGAATCTTGGTTACATTACCCCAGAGGCTTTTGCCATGAAAGTAGGAGTCGATTAAAACTATCTGGTGTTCGTCCTCTTCGTAAAGAAATCCTACCTGGTAAACGATTCCTTCCTGATCATCTGTTACAAACAGGTCTACTTCGTTCTGATCAACCCATCCCAAACCGGAAGTAGTAATGTCTTTCCATTTGACAAGGACAATCTCGTTCATGGTTTATTGTAATTTTTGAATTTCATAATCTGATATTTTTCGTTTATCATGTGGTTTTTATACAAATATATGTGTAAACCTCGCTATCTGTCCCTGTGTAGGATGATGAATGTAAGCCTCTATTGCTTTGGTAGAATGCTGGTAACCGTTTCTATGATGCCAGCTGTCCGTACCACTTGCGCTTCTTAAACTTTCAACCATTACCGAGCCATATTCTTTGCTTTTCTTATGGTGTATGTGATGCGTATACCAGTAGCGATGTCTGCATTTGTGCCAATGTTCGCTTGCTTCCTGGGCCATTAGTAAAGGAAGGTCCGTTTCCTTAGCTCCATCCCCGTGAGTTGTGCCTATCAGATTAGACCCGTAGGTAAAGTACTTTCTGTGACTTGGCGTTACATTGAACTGGATTTCAGACTTCGAAAACCACGAACTGATCGTATCAGCTAAAAAGAATCCATTGGTAAAATCATGGTTTGATGGATCGTATTGAACTGTTACTTTTGCAATAGCTGACAGCTTTTCGATCATCCTTATGTAAATGTCTTTCGCTATCATAAAGTTACTGAACCACATTCCGTCTGTGTCTTGTGGCGTTCCGCTTGTAGTGGTTCTCTTTGCATTGTCTGTGTGCAGAATATCATTCCCGATTATAAAAAGAATACGATCAAAAGTAAATCCCGATGTCTTGTTTAAAAGCCCCTCAACACCTTCTACAATTCTCTGAACCGCTATGTCCGCATTATACTCTTCTCCCGTTTCAATCGCTTTACA